TTTGCGCATGGTATGACTTGTCCATGAACACCTTTAAGGAGATTACCTTGTCTATCTTCTTTGTAAGGAGTTATGGGACGTCCTAGTAATACATTTAAGGTGTGTACCTTATCATCAAGTAATTTTGTAGTAATTTTCATAGTAATTTTGAAGTTTTATTTAATACCGTTGCGTTTTTTGTATGCTTCCCAACGTGGGTCAGGCTTTTCAAGTTCAGTTAACATGCGATCAATATTCGCAAGCTTGATTTGAATGCCTTTTGCGTAGTATTCAACAGTAGCCCTTTGCTTCGGAGTTTTGGCAAGCCTTGCTCCTTCCAAGATAAGTTTTGAATAATTCATTTTGTAGTATTTTTTGAGTTAGTAAAAACAAGCAATCTTGCTTGATATGAAAGACACTAAAATACATCAATTGTATTTGCAAGTATAAATGTAACATTTTGACGTTGCTTGTAGTTTAGGACAAATCCCCCATGCTTAATAGCCTGCATGCCGCCAAGTGTCGCTTCGCGACAAAGGGCGAAAAGCAAACAAGCAAAATACTTTCATGCAAACTTGCCACTTGGACAACGTGCAAAGTTGTAGCAAGTGGTATCAAATTATCATGCGAGGGAAATATGAAATGCATGGATGCCTTAATGCAAGTGACTTGCAATAAAAAGCATTTCCACTCTGACCATGATTTTATAATTATGCGATATGTGTATCTACACTAACTACATAAATAATCCGGCAAGGTAATTACATTCTTGCAATCCAATCCAATTGCTTGCCATTCGTGCGAGCTTGCCACGCAATCGTTCGCAATGCTAGTAAACAAGCGAGGGTCGCACTCTCTAAAAGTAAAGACTCGCCCAAAAAAACGTTATAAATAGACGCACGCATGCACGCACCTGGGGGGGCGGGGGTGCGCCTGCGCGCCTGCGTTCTTTCTATATTATTATCACCCCCCACATAACTTTTTTTGCAATATTGCCCCCTTCATGGGGCGTTGCTTGCACATGGTTATTATGGGGTCATGCCCCCACGCAACGCATTATGGGATACCCCCAAGCCCCCCACACAGCATGGCCTCGAATCGAGGGTATGTGTTTGTAGTTTGTAAAGAGGTGGTGCTTGGCTTTTATGTGGTTACCAAGCAGGCGATTAAAGTAACCAGGGAAATTAACCCCGCCACAATACCTGTAAGGAAAAGTTATTTATCTATAGGTTTATAGATGCGATGACCTGCATGTATGACAACTTCCTTGCATAGTTCTATGAACTCTTGATCTGTAAGTCTCCCTTTTGCCTGGTTTGCTTCCGGGCATAGTATTTGCAGGTTGCTTAGTGTATTATCACCACCACGAGATATTGGTTGTATATGGTCATACTCGTATGTTTCTGGTTTGTTAAAGTCAATTGGTCTACCTGTTAGTGCGCAAGGGAAGTGGTCACCAAACTTGGCGTGTACATCTTTATAGTTGAAAGTCATTGCACGTTGAAAGCGGCTTGCTTTATTTGAGATTGATTGTGCTGTTTGCCTTGGTGACTTATTGATATACCAGGCAGCTTTTGGTTTATCTGAGAGGTGTGCATTTTTGAAGCAGTATATTTTATTGAGTATTTTCTTTTCATGTAATGGGAATGCCTCCATTTTTTTCTTCACCTTATCTCTTGTTTTTTTACGTAGTGCGTAGGATACTGTGGATATTGAGCAACCTAGTTTCTTGGTGATTTGTTTGTAAGAGTATTGTTTTTGCCTGAGAGCTATAATCTTTTTATTTAGTGGGGTCATCTGGTGTAATGTCTGTGACTTTATCCTTGGATGCATCCTTGGGTTGTTTTTTCACTTCCTTGGTTGCTCCTTTTAGTATTGAGCGTACCTGGTCAGGTGACATATCGGATGCACCTAGTGTTACATTTGCGGATGCGGTTATATTTGATGGTCTACCTGAGACTGTTAGGAACTTGTCCATTAGGACTGCCACTGCATAGGCTAGGTTTTGTGGTGGTATCTCGTCTAGTTTGTTATGTAGGGTGTTTAGTGAGTCTGCCACCATATCGGATAGCTTTGAGTTTACTTTGTTTAGGAACTCCTGCTCTGTCATGTCTAAGCGATAGCGTAGGAAGTTACTGATTGACTGACGAAGTTCTGGATCTTGTTTCATTAAGATCTCTGCTTCTTTCACACCACTTGATTGTTTAGCTGCAATCTTGGCTGCTGATTTTATTATATTGTTTTTTGTCATATCATCACAGAATCCACGTACTGTACCGGGTTTCCTTGCTCTTCTTTTGTATTGTCTTGGCATGGTATTTTTACTTTTTTTCAGAAAATACTTGCATTGTCAAGTGCAAGACTACATAAGGTGACAAATGGATACGGAGCGTGGGAAAGAGATACTTAAAACTGCGTGTATGAATTACACTGAGTTTAGTAAGTTGGTTGGAGTAAAGCCTATCACAGTCAGGCTTGCATTCAGTGGGAAGAGATTGAGTAAGAAGATGGTTAGTTTGCTTGAGGATATGGAGAGCAAGCAGAAGGATGAGCGTGCGAAGGAGGAGAGGCGTGCGGTTAAGGTTGGTATGATTAAGCAGAGTATGGATCAGGTACGCAGTGCGAAGGTGTATTTGTTACCCAAGAATCCATACCTTCGTTTTATTGAGTTTCCAGATGGTACACATGGCAAGTTCCGTGCAAAGCCAGGTACGTTTGGATTGGGGAGTATGGTCAAGGTTAAGAGGGAAGATGGGGATATGTACACTTTGGAAGGAAATTATGACAGGAAGGACAGATTGATATGATAGATGATGATGAAGTTGATTACGATGTAGTAGGGGACATGCCGAGCGAAGAGGAGGAAGAGAGTGAGGATGAACTTCAACGCATTGAATGGGAACGTATTAAGAGAAGGTAATGTGGATAATACCCAAAACATTATCAGCTTTTGTACCGGCTACGGAGGGCTTGAGATTGGAATTAAGCGAGCAGGCGTGGATGTTAGAGTCGTCTGCAATGTGGAGATCGAAGCCTTCGTCCAAGCAAACTTGGTTGCGAAGATTGAAGAAGGGAGGATGGATAACGCACCTATCTACTCGGATCTTAAAACCTTCCCTGCACGAGAGTTTCGTGGAAAAGTACACGGACTCATTGGAGGATATCCATGCCAGCCATTTTCGTCAGCAGGCAAGCGACAAGGAGAAAAAGACCCAAGACACTTATGGCCATACATCCTCAAGCACGTCAGGGCAATTAGACCTGTTTGGTGCTTTTGGGAAAATGTCGCAGGACACACCACGATGGGGCTATGGCGAGTCCTGTCCGATTTGGAAGAAGAAGGTTATAGATGCACGTTTGGCATATTCAGTGCGGAAGAAGTTGGCGCTCCACACCAAAGGAAACGAGTGTTCATCCTGGCCTACCGCGCAGACTTCGGACAGCAATGGAGCGGCAGATCCAACAAGGAAAGCTCATCGCACACAATTGAGGGATGTGGAGACGGGGCATCTTCCACAAGGGAAGAATTGGGCAACCCCAAACACAATGGATCATCTACCACCCAAGACGGGAGAAGCACTTGCGAGGAACAAGAAGAAGGGCGGATGCAAGAACTTGAGAGAGGATGTAAACAATCCCAAGATGAATGGCCCGCAAGACCAGGTGAAGAGCAATACGAGTGGGAAGAACCAAGGGTCGTGGCCGACTCCACGAGTAGGAGGTCACGAAAAAGCGGAGACGAGCATCAAGAGAGGGAGAGGTGTGAGTCTAACAGGGGCAGTAGCGAAGGATGCGACACAGACACCAAAATTGAATCCAAATTGGGTGGAGAGTCTCATGCTGGGCAGAGGCATGACAGGGTGGACGCAATTGCCAACAGAGTGGATCGTCTCCGACTTCTAGGAAATGGCGTATGTCCCCAAACAGCAGAACTAGCATGGAAGACTTTATGGAAGGAAATGAATGCCATGTGCCACACGAAGTAATGCAGGAAGCATGGTTACGATTCTGGGGAAAGAATCAATTATCCGTGGACTCGCATGGCACAGTGTATCGAACATCGATACCACGCAGAATGCCAAGCAATGGAAAATTTGACTTAGTAAATTATGAAAGACGCAAAAAGAAAATGTATCCATGAGTTTAAGAATGCGATTCATCGCTGGTCAGAAGAGTCTGACTTGGAAGATGATGAGATTGTACAGTGCATGGTGAAAGCAGCGAAGGAGTATTACAAGGAAGATGTAATAGATTTTGAGTGTGATATGGACATTGAACTAGATGACGAGGAATGAATATATATACCCCCACAGGAAAGAAGTTAGAGAGTTGGCCATTATGGGTGAGGCGATTAACAGATGAAGGAATGGTTCTCAAGAGTAGGGTCATGGAGTTGGAAAAAGAGAATAAGGAACTTTCCAAAGAGGTGACTGACTTGAAGGTTAGGTGCTGTGATATATGGAAGCAGTTAACTGAGGAACAAGCTCGTAATGTTAAGTGAGAGTCCCCAGGGGTTACAATCCGATCTTCTGGAGAAAATACGGGCGAGCGATATCCGAATCTCATGCCGAATTACCGAGGTGCGACTTGAGAAAGCTAGGGCCACCACCCTTGCAATTAAGCCAAGAGACATTGGAACGGATAAGGAAGGTTGGCAAATTGGTGAAAAAGAAATCCCGTGCAACTCGCTCGAAGAAGCAATCATCGTAGGGATAGAGATATTAAATCGTGGGTAAAATAACCTACGCAGATGAAATAGACGCACGCTTTGGCGTGCCTTGGACAGATGACTTTAAGTATGTAAAGGGCGAGCTGGAGTGTGCATTATCAGATGAAGAGATAGATAGACTAACTGTACAAGATCCTGTACGTGCAGAAACACTTACACGCTTGCTTCTCGATCAACCAAACAGCGAGAAGGAAGATCCAATCGAATGGGGTTGGACTCTTCCTGGGTGGCGTAGAGTCATGGAAAATTGGGACTCCACAAAAATTCATGTTTGCTTGGGTGGTAACAGATCATCCAAGACAACCTTCGCATCTCGCTTGCTTGTACACTTGGCGCAGAACATACCCGAAGCAGAGATACGTTCTTTGCATGTCAGTGAGGAAAGAAGTATATCAGATTCCCAGCGTTATATATGGGATTCCCTTCCGGCAAGGTACAAGAGAAGCAAGAAGAAGAGTGAGAATCATAGTCTGCAATATACACAGAAGAATGGATTCAATGCTGGCAAAGCAATCCTGCCACCCACACATCCAGATGCCGAGCGAGGAAGTACGATATACTTTAATAATTATCGTCAGTATATGGCAGACCCACAAATCTTTGAGGGATGGGCAGCCCATTGTATACATGCCGATGAGGAAATTCCTGAGAATATTTTTAACACGCTATTGGCAAGACTTACAGATAATCATGGTCGCTTAATTTTGACCTTTACTACTCTGCAAGGATACACGCCATTAGTTAATAGTTTACTGAAAGGAGCTACGACAGTCAGGTCAAAGTATTCTGCGTTAATGGATAAGGAACTACCCCTAGAGCAAGTGTCTGCTAATTGGCCTGACTGTCGCATATATTATTTTTGGAGTCAGGATTCACCCTTCGTTGATTCCAATGAACTTGTACGTACCTACAGCAAGCAACCACAGGAGGTAAAACTTGCTCGATTATTTGGCATACCAAGTAAGAGCTTTGAGGGAAAATTTCCAAAATTTCAGCGTGAGACAAATGTAATTGAACATAGCAAGATACCATTTATTGCAGACCCATCTGTAAATGTAACCCGTTACTTTATTTGCGATCCGGGTGGTAGTAAACCTTGGGTTGGATTATGGGCAGGTGTAACAAAAAACAAGAAGATATATATCTATCGTGAGTTCCCAGACAGTACAATGGGAGCATGGGCAATCCCACACATTAATGGTGCTGGTAAAGCAGTGGGCAAGCCTGGCCCTGGACAACGTCCTCTAGGTTGGGGGTACTCAGACTACCAATCCTACTTTGAAGCACAGGAAGATGGTGAGGAGATATTTGAGCGGATAGTTGACCCACGGATGGGTGCAGCCACAGTGCGTACAAAGGAAGGGGAGAGTAATATAATTAACACGATGAGTAACATGGGATTTGTATTCCGTGCTGCACCTGGTGTGTCCATAGACTCAGGTATTGCGAAGATCAATGATGCACTATCATGGGATGATACAGAACCAATGACTGATAACAATTGCCCACAACTTTTCTTCTCCGATCAGTGCGAGAATACAATATCATCCATGCTTGAATATGCAGGAGAGAGTAAGAGTGATTACTTCTCTGACCAAATTGATTGCCTGCGATATTTATTTGTAAGTGGAGCAGAACATATCACCCATCGTGACATTCAGGTCACAGGTGGTGGTGGGTATTAGATTGACTACATTAGGTGCATAATGTAGTTTTATGCTACACCATGCTCTCAGCCAGCGACCCAGAACTATTATACGTATCTAAAGAGCCTGATATCGCCTACCTTGCGGAAGCATACAAGCGTACTCAGAGTGACTTGGGTGAGTGGTTAGATCGCAGACAAAGAGATTACGATACCCGTCATTGTTTATGGTCAGGTAAATCGGATGATTTTAAGAAGCACGCTTCACAGAGTTCAACAGGTGAGGTATTTCCGTGGGAAAGTGCGAGTGACAGTGAAGTCCGTATGGCAGATGAGTTAATCTCCTGCCGTATTGCAATGAGCATGAATGCGATTAGACGTGGTCACATTGTAGCCACACCAACAGAATCAAATGATGTTGAGCGTGCCAATGTGGTCAGTATGTTCTTACGATGGTTAATTAATTCCAAGATGCAAGAGTTCTACCCAGAGGTTGAGCTTGGATTAAACCATCTATTTGAGAAGGGCATGATGGTACATTACTGCTGGTACGAGAACCAAGAACTCAAACAACAGCAAACCATTAGCCTAGAGGAAATCGCTCAAGTCCTTCCACAGATTGCCGGAGCAATTCAAGATGGAAGTATGGACGAGGAACTCACAGAAGTTTTAAAAACGCAGTTCGATATTAGCAAGTCCAAGGCACGGGCAATGTTAAAGGAAATGCGTAAGGATGGAGAAACAACAGTTCCTGTAACACGCCAAGTTGTAAGCAGACCAAAGATCAAGGCACTTGCACCAGATGAGGATGTATTTTGGCCAAGCTATTGTATAGATCCACAAGAGTCGCCATTTATGTTCCATGTTGTATCCATGACCCCAGAGCAATTAAGGTCTAAAATTAATACCGAAAATTGGTCAGAAGAATTTGTGGATGCTGCTATTGAACTAGCAGGGCAGGGCGAGGATACAGATCAAAACATCTATCAGTTGCGTGAGGATGATGAGTTCACCAGAGATAACGAGAATAGCCTCGTTAGAATAGTGTACTGTTATCAAAGACTATTGGATGAGGATAATGTGCCAGGTATTTACTGTACGATCTACTCAAGCCAGATAACAGATTTATATGCCAAGCACCAACTGCTTGACTACTCGCATGGACAGTATCCATTTGTTGTAACCACACTTGAGAAAACAAGTAAGAAACTTTACTCCTCAAGGTCATACCCAGAACTGATTGAAAGTTTACAGCAGGTACTCAAGGCAGAAACGGATGCAGGAATTGATGCACAATCATTAGCAACTTTACCACCCATCGAGTTCCCAATGGGTAGGTCACCTGCTAGATTCGGGCCTGGGGTAAAGATTCCATACCGCACACCTGGTGAGGTAAGATTTGCAGATACTCCTCGTGGATCAGTATCCAATGTCGAGCTACGAAGATATATACAGGAACAAGCAAACAGATACTTTGGTAGGAACGCACCTGGTGTAGATCCAATTGAGGCACAGATGAAACAACAGGAGGTGATTGATAAAGTATTTCACCACCTTAAGCATGTGCTTGATCAAGTATACTCTCTTTATCAGCAGTATGGCCCTGACCAAGAATACTTCCGTGTCACAGGTATGCAGGACATGCAGAAGTACGATAAGGGCAATCCTGGCGAACGATTTGATTTTTACATGCAGTTTGATGCTGCGACACAAGACCCAGAGCAAATGCTTGAGCGTGTAAAAGCAATTGCACAACTTGGCGCACAACTAGACAAGAATGGTACGCTAGACACTGAGCGATTATTACAGATTGCAGTTGGTCAGATTTTACCGGGGGCTGCGGAAAGTATTATGCTTCCCAAGGAAACCGCATCACAAAAAGCAATGGATGAGGAAAGACAGACCATTGCAGAAATCTATGCTGGTGTACCACCCAATGTTAAACCTAATGATGCCCATGAGATGAAGTTGCAGATATTCCAGCAATGGTTATCTCAACCTGATGTGGCACAAAAGGTACAACAAGATCCAGCCTTACAGGAGCGTATTTCCAATTACCTGCAACAAAGACAAATGCAAGTTCAGCAAAAAGCGAACGCTGAGATTGGTAGGCTAGGGGCAGCACCCACACAATTTGGGACAACAGGAGCAGCATCAACAAGAGGATAAGATTATGCCAATGGTAGGTAAAAAGAAATTCGGATACGGAACTAAAGGTATGGCGAAAGCTAAGTCTTACGCTAAAAAGACGGGCAAGAAAATGTCCTACAAGCGCAAGAAGAAGTGAGCGTAAATTATCGTGGCGAGCGTTTTAGTGCTTATAACAAGCCCAAGCGGACACCCGGTAAGTCCAAAAAATTTGCAGTCCTTGCTAAAGATGGTGACAAAGTACGTCTCGTTCGATTCGGAGATCCTAATACGTCGATTAAAAAGAACATCCCAGCTAGACGTAAATCCTTCAGAGCGAGACATAAATGCGATGAGAAAAAGTCTAAACTAACTGCTGGCTATTGGTCATGTAAGAAATGGTAATATGAGTCTATACAAAAACATACACGCTAAAAGAAAACGTATAAAAAAAGGTAGTGGTGAGAAGATGAGAAAGCCTGGATCGAAAGGCGCACCAACTGCCAAGGCATTTAAGAAAGCAGCTAAAACTGCACGCAAAAGAAAATAAACGATGAGTCCCCGCAAAAGAAAAACCTACCACGAGATTGACCCAGAGGAAGCAATAACTGCTTTAGCAACTTTAAAGAATGACCCTCACTTTAAGAAGTACATCGAGATGCGAGAAGCAATGCGTGAGGAAGTAATACGCCAGCTTCAAACAAAAGCAATCATCGACTGCACAAATCGACACTACATGATGACAGGTAAGCTCGAAGCAATTGATGAGGAACTCGATACCTTCTATAAAATGTAACTTTTGGTTATAATATAGTTATCTAGATATGCCCTTGTGACTTTCGTGGGGTAGGTCACAAGGGCTTTTTTGTTGCCTTTTATAGCCCTGTAAACTACATTTTGCTACACTAGGCTACTTATGCCTTGATCTTATGGAAGAAGTAATTCAAGAGGTTGACTCAGAGTCCTCTCAAAACTCCGTGGATAGTTTAACGTCTGGTGAAGGTAACCTAACAATGGCAGAACTCGCATCAAGTCTGATGCAGAAACGCCAAAGCGATGAAACTGAAACCACAACCGAAGAGGAATCTGAACCCGTTGCACAAGAATCTACGGAAGAAGAGGAATTAGAGGATCAGTCTGCTGAAGAGTCGGATGAATCAGATGAGGAATCAGATGAGCCGCCCGTACAACCTTCAGATGTTCTTTCAAAGTTTAAAGACCTGGACTTGGATTCGTTATCCGAGGAGGAGTCAAAGGAACTCGCCAAGCATCTCAATGCTTCTGCAATCAAGCGGTTTGGAAAACTTACTGCACAGAAGAAAGCGTTACTTGCCGAGAACCAAGAACTCCAGCAGCAAGTTGAGCAAGCACCCGTGCCTACTGAACAACCTGCATTCCTAAAGGATAATGCCTTGCACAATGTCAATGATGTCAACGCACTTACTAAAGAAGTTGAGAACCTTAACACGCTCATCGAATGGGCAGACGAAGGGATGGAAAACGAAGTGGAGTACGATGACGCTGGCAATGAATATGTGGTTAAGGATGCTGACAAGACTTACACCAAAGCGGATCTCCGTAGAATCAAAGCGAATGCAAAGAAGATACTTCGCAAAGATGCTCCGGCAAGAGAAGCATGGATTAAGGAACGTCAAGCAAGTGACCAACAAGCAGTTCAAACTTTCGACTTCCTCAGTGATGGAGAGAGTGATGACTACAAGATGTTCATGCAGGTAAAGCAAAGTCCGCTTTATAAACCATTAGTTGACCACCTACCCAACAGCAACTTTGCACTTGGGTTAATGGTGGAAGGATTAAAGGCAGTTAAAGCGAAACAAGCAAATGCAAGTCAACCAAAGAAATTGAAGAAACCAACTGCACCTGTCGCAAGCACAGAAGCAGGTGCAAGTAAACCAAGATCCGAGGGAAGTAAACTAAAGAAAGCTGTACAAGCGGCTCATGCCAAGTTCGAGAAATCTGGCAATATAGCAGACTACCAAAATTACATAAAACTAAAGCGATCAATCGCATAAATTTAAAACAAAATTAGGAGGATATAAAAAATGGCTAAAGCAACGTCGTACAACACAGTCGGAAATAAAGAAGATATTATGTCGACTATCACAATTTTAGAACCAGAGGCTACACCTTTGGTATCTATGGCAAAAAAAGGAAAAGCATCTGGAACATTCTTTGAATGGCAGGCCGATTCGCTTTTAAGTCCGGATTTTTCTGGCGTTAATGAAGGTGAAGATGTTTCAAGTTTTACCAATCAAACCGCAAACCGCGCACGTCTTGGGAATTACGTTCAGAAATTTAGAGATACCTTCCAAATATCTGATATTCAAGAACTTGTAGATACGGCTGGCGTTTCAAACGAAATGGCATTAGCCGAGTCAAAAAGTATAAGACAAATTAAGCGCTCAATTGAATCTGCATTCTGTTCTGCACAAGATCGTCAAGCAGACTCTGGAGCAGGCGCACCTTACAAGACTCGTGGTCTTCTCAAATGGTTAGGAGTTGGTGGACAACCTTCAGACGTACCTGCTGAGTATCAGAATGTTGCTAATGACACTACTGCTACGCAAACCGAAACAACCTTTAATAATGTTCTTCAAGAACTTTACGAAGCAAACG